TTTGCTGGCATGATAATTAATTATTAAAACGTTTTTACTAATAAATTTAAAACTTTGGTTGAGTATCCTTCCGACAATCCACGCCCACCATAAACAATATTATTCTTATCAATAGCAAATCGGTATTTACCACTTACTACAGTTTTTCCGTTAAAAAACAAAGTGTTTAAAGTGCTCATAATAAGCGCCTCTTTCTTTGAGTTAACTTCGCCTGTTGATAATAATTTTACGTTTATCGAAAGAAGCACAGCTCCATTTACAATACTCATATTTTCTGTATCCGAACTCATAGAGCCGTTTACATATAACTCGATAAAGCTATCTGGCAATCCGCTTGTAGGCTTACTACCTTCGTATATAATGCCATCAATCCCGGCAGCTACAAGAGCAGTTTTTAATGCCGATATTGGGGATAATTCTGATAGGTTCATCTCGTTACTTTATGAAAAGTTATATTTGTATGATTTGTCGTAATTCGTGCAATTGTGTTTAACGCGTTAACTATATCGTTTGAGAAATAATCTTGGCTCGCATCTACAATTCCGGCATAAGGCATTGATGAGAAAATAACTAAATAATAGCCACCATCTTTGAATTTACCTTGGGCGTTTGCTATGGCTTTAGGAAGTAAATCCTTTCCCCAAAAAGCGCCTTTTTCAAAACCTCTCAGTCCGATATTTACGCGAGGTTTAGTCGCTATCGGATTTGGAATCAGTTTAATCAATCGGCTTCCATTGTAAATTGCAATACCAGTACTATCTTTTAAGTTTCCTGTATCTACAGGTATGACACCAGAGTTGTTTATTTGGTCGAATATATCTTTAGCTATGCCTTCTATTATGGCAAACACATCCTTGACAACCGTTCCACTCGAAGTGGTTCCTCCGAACCGCCTAATACCCTCTACTATTGTATCATAATTACTCACTCTACACCGCTTTTAAGCCAAATGCACGTATCATTAAAATCACTTAAACTCTCAAATTGACCAATTGTATATTTCGTTACCCGACCATTTAGGCTTGTTACAACCACACTGTCGTTAATCTCAAAAGCAATGTTACTTACCGGAATAAAAAGCGTTGGACTTGACTGATAGTTACTCACATGCATACTTGTATTGCCACTGCCTCCATATTGGATTTCACAGCAATCATTATATAGCACCGTAAGCAGCTCGTTACCTAAATCATCTGTAGTTCCGCTTGAACGCGAAATAACACACATATCAGGATAGTCATAGTTGTTTACTTTCATCTTCCGTACAAATTGGCAAATTTCACATTAGGAACACTTACTGTTTCTTCACCCCATTTAGCTCTCAGTCTATTAGCTTCATTTCTGAAATTAACTCGGTCTGTAATGCCAAATGAATATGATTTCTCAGTGATGGTTCTATTACCTTTCGTAATCCTTTTTCCACCTCCGTTCGTCACATTGGCGAGTATCATATACAAATCTGACAATGCCAAATCTGTATCTTTCTCACTCACCTCTGTGTGCGAACTTGATGGCTCTATTCCACGACCGGCAAATACACTCTGAAAATTCAAAGCTGAAAATTCAAATTCAAATTTTCCTTGTAAGTACGATTCTATGGTCATGGCTTAGTTATTAGAGTACGTTCAAAATATGGAAATACTTAGGCTTGTCAATTACAGCCAACAACGCTTGCTCGGTATTGAAATACTGAACGTTAGTATTGATGTCACTGTAAGTACGCATCAACAGCGAACCGTTGAAGTAACGAGCAGTAGCTCCTTGGAACCCTTGCGCTGGAAGGATTGGTAAAACGTGTTTAATCTTACCGATATTTCCAGTTGGATACAACGAAACAACATTTGCAGCAAACGAGCGCATTTGAGTAGATTTTGGTTTCATTGTAGCTTTGTCGAATGTTTCAACGGCTGCAATTTGGTCAGTCACTTTCAAAGTAGCTTCGAATAAACCTTGGAATGCTGCAACTTTTTGGTTGTAGCTAAGGTTACTGGCAATAGCTTTTGCCACTGTAGCATCAGCCACCAATGGGTTTAAGTTATATCCAATAGCTGCCAATACTTTCGTATGGCCAAGAGTTGCTTTCAATGTCAACTTATCCATTTCAATGGTGATAGCGGAAACTCCGGCATCCTGCATTTTTTGGATTTCAGCTTCAATATCAGCAATAGGATCTGCTGAACTTCCCTCAGTTCCGCGAGTAGCATCAGTCCACCATTTTGCATTGTTTGTTTTAGTCACAATGTTAGCGGCTGGAATCTGTGCAGAGAACGTAATGTTCTTGATACCTCCGGGGTTGTTAGCATCCAATAATTCCAATTTACCTTTAGAAACCATTTGGTTACGTTGGTAAGAGATAGAATTTACGTGTTCGCCTAACAACTGGTCAAGTGTACGATACAATTGATTGATTGCCAAATTAACAGTGCTATCGCCACTTGCCATTTGCATTTTCATTAATTCGCGTTGTTCTTTCGAATCGCGTACCAATGTCGATTTCATGGTTGGGATAGTTCCACTTAATTCAGAGAAACCTTCGGTAGATTTCATTTTGGCTGGTGAATCTGGATTCACGTAAGTAGCCATTACATTCAACTTCAACTCAGCTTGGAATTGAGTATAAGTGTAATCCAGCATTGGAGCTGCATCAAACTCAAAGCCATCCCACATTGCTGTGTTATATTTGGTGGCAAAATAGCCATCAATAAAAGCTTGGAAGTTTCCTTGGTTCACACCTGCTGCCTGGAGCAAGTCGTGATAATTTAATCCTGTTGCGTTCATAATTATTCAGGGGTGAATTTAATCATGGTTAATACTGATTTTACGCAAGCTGGAATTGGAGGAATCCGATCCACAAGGATGTTACCATGGAATACACTTGCACCTGTTGCTACAGTTGCACCTGCTCCAATATACACTTCACGCCTTAAAAGTCCGGTTGGAACAGTTAAGATTGATTTTCCAGAACCTGCTGCGGTTGCACCTACAAGTATATCGCCAACTGCCAAAGCAACTCCCGACCCAAAGGCGGCAGTACCTACAGTTAATTCGTACTTTCCATCTGCTAATGCTACAGCTGTAATAGCTATTGCGGTTCCTGTAGTTCCTACTGTTGCAGGAGCTAACATTACAATGTCGCCAACCACAGGTACTTTCGCAACCCCGGCTGCTTTTACTTTCACAACTGTTGCAACGGTAGCTGCATAGATGTCAGTAACTTCGTAAGTTGGTAAAACCGTTAAGATTCCACCGGCTAGGTTCACTGGTGCTCCGGTAGGAATGATTGTTCCGGTAGGATATTCTGTTGCAAAGCTCGAAATCACTTTGAAAGTACCTCCGTTATCCTCAATTCCTTCATTGTCGATATTTTTCCACACTGGGAAAGTACCGCCAAATTCCTTAGTTTCAGAACCATAAACGCCATAATTGTCAGTGTTCATCGTTTCTAATTTTTAAAATTAATACTTAGTCTTTTGGAATAATTCCTTTGGCTTGCAAGTCCGCTTTTTGAGCAGCAAATGCAGCGGCATCGGAATTTATTTTTGTAACATCACCCACAATAGGCTTAACTCCGAGTAAACTTCCAATCTCAACACAAGCAGCATCAAATTCAGCTTCGGCAGTATCTTTCGAAAAATCGAAATTCTTTGCGGCCACTTGAATTAATTCGTCTGTGTATTTGGTTTTCAGTTTACCAAAAATTTCATCCCTTTTCTGGGCGATAGTTTTTGCAGCTTCTACACCATCAAATTTCTTTTGTAAATCAGTAAGTTTCTGCTCTGAACTTTCGCGGTAGGCTTTGAACCATTCCGGTTCACCTGCTTTTGCGGCTTCCGCGGCTGCTTCTGCCGCAATTTGTTCGGGAGTTTTTGTTGCTGCTTTTTTTGCATCTTCAATAGCTTTTGCTTTTTCAGCTACCTCGTGTCTAAGATTTCCATCCATTGATACGAAAGTTGGAGCGATTAAATCTGTAAATACAGCAAGGTCTGTTTCTTCTGTTACAAAAGACATTAGGGTTTCTAATGTGTCATTAATAGTGCGGTCACTAATTTGTCGGCTTGCACCGAGTTTTACTTTGAGGCTTTCAAAGATTTGGTTTTTTTCAATTTTCGCCATAATAGGATTTCTATTTAGTTATAATTAATTTTATATTTCCATTTATATTTTCCAGCTGTTCCTTTATCTCTAAGACACACAGCACTTATATTTTGTATTTTTATACCAGTAATATTTCCTGCTACCTTAGCAGATGGGTACTCCATTATAAAATTACCAAGCAGGTCTGTTTGAATTACTGGCTTCGAAACAGTTTTGATCATCTTATTTATAGCTTCTTCATTCTTAGGTCTACCAAGATGATATAATCTTAATTTCTGTTTATTTTCTTCTGAGATAACCCTTCCCTTTAGCTTCTCTTTAGTAGAATCACTAACAACTCTATTTTTCATAAGTAAGCTCATTTTCTTCTTGTATTCATCACAATGTACATACCCTGTCATTGCTCCACCTCCAATATTCATATTGTATCCATTATTGAAGCTATCAAATAATTCAATATGTTTAACCTCCCAAAGATTAAGAGATTTATTCAACGATTCTCGATTTGTAGAGCAAATTGATTTCAATACTGTTAATGAAAAAGCATCTTCTCCGTATTTTCTTATTGCGTTATTTAAAATACTTTTTAACCCTAATATCTTTGAATTATAGATATGTCTAGTCCACCTCCTTTTGACTCCAACCGTAGTTAGTCCTACGTATTTATCTCCAGTTATTTTATTTGTAACCAAGTATATTTCTCCACGATATAATTTCATAGATTTTATGAATTTTATGGTTTTTACAAGCTAGTTCTTAGCGTATAAACATACAATTTTTTTACAAAGATAATGTATATGCATTAAATATTCACCATTTATGCATTATTTTTTTATAAATATGCAGAAATCTGTATATTTTGTAGTGTATATGCATTATCTTTGCAATTAAAATACGAATCAATGCTACTTACCAACGCACAATTTCAAAAGGTAAAATCAAGGAAAACAAGCCGTTATTTAAATGATGGTTCTCAAACAAACGCCTTTTTGTGTAAATCTAAAATTGTGATATACGCAGGTAATCGCGGCAATGGAAAAACCCACCTCATCTTAAATAAGATACTTCCTTACATAAATATGCCGGAATATCGATGCGTATATATGCGTAAAGAGGTGAAAGATGCGAATGGAGCCGGTGGTATTGTCGATGCTTCAAGAGGTGTATTTTCTCAGTTCGGGCAATACCTCGAAAGTCAGTCAAATATGGTTTGGAAATTTCAGTCTGGAGCCAGAGCTTCGTTTATGAATTACTCTCCAACACTAAAGGAGTTTCAAGAAGCTATACAAGGTAAGGAATACGCACATATATTTATTGACGAAATAACTCATATAGAGGAGGCTAAGTTTAATGCGCTATTTGCCAATCTCCGCACAACCTACGGAATCAAAACCCAAATTTTCGGAACTTGTAATGCTGATGCTGATAGCTGGATTTCAAATCTAATTGAATGGTATATCGACCCTGATACCGGCTTTCACATACCGGAACGCGATGGTAAAGAGCGTTTCTTTTTTCAATATGGCAATACTATATCAGAGGCTATTTGGGGTGATTCGCGCGAAGAGGTTTATGAATTAGCCAAAGATTACATAGCTCCATTCTTGGATAAGAAAATGCTTAAACACAATTCTCCACTCGATGTAATAATGTCTATTAGTGTTTTCGAGGGCAAAATGTCTGAGAATGAGCGTATTATGAAATCGGGCGGTGGTGGTGTTGAGTATTTAGGACAGCTACTTAAAGGCTCTACCGAAATGAAAAACCGATACGCGAGAGCTTGTTGGAAAAAAATTGACATGGGCGATTCGAAAGTATCTGAGGCTGACATGCTTCGATTTTTCAATAACTCAGAGCAAACTAATGGAACTAAGTACGCCTCAATGGATGTTGCTGGCGAAGGAACTGATAAGGTAACGCTTTGGATTTGGAACGGTAGGCATATCGAAAACGTATATATGGCAGTCGGATTAAAGGCAAAAGCGCTATATGAATGGACTGTTCGGCACTTAAACCAAGAAGGTGTTCAAGAGCGCAATTTCGTATATGATGCTATTGGTGTTGGGTTTGCTTTTTCTGGTTATTTCGATGATGCCGTGAAGTTTATTTCAAATGCCTCAGTATCGGAAGCTAGCAAGGTAAATGCTGTTGATAAAAAAATGATTAAGATTTACGCTAATGCCAAAGCTGAATTGATTGGTAGTTTTCTCGAAATACTTAATAATTATAATGATACAGGCGAATGTGGAATAAGCATAAATCCAGAATTATTGCACCGGGAGTTTTATGGAAAAACTTTAAAACAGCATCTACTTCACGAAAGAAAGGCTATACGGTGGCGGTCAGACAAAGATGGTGTACTACAATGTATCGACAAAAAGGAAACGAGGTCGGTTATTGGACATTCAGCCGATATAATCTTCGGCCTTATGTATCGACTTGCACTCGACATTGGCCATAAGCAATTCATTCCAATGACTGAAAAAACCAAAGTAAACTTAAATAAATTCTTTTTAAAATATTAATCCCATGAAACCAAACGAAATTAGAATCCCAAAGTATTGGAGTTTCCCAGCGCCCAAAAGCAATTATACCATGGATAGCTACAATGATGCTACCAATACAAGGGTAGCTCAGCAAAAATTCTATGATGAGTATTATCCAAGCGGACACCAAATTTTCAATCCGGCTATCTATCCTGATATTCCAATAATGGACGAGAAAGAGAAAATTACCGGATACCATTATGTAAACAGAATATCGCTACCATTTCAGTGCGAATCTGTGGATATTGTATTGGCACACCTATTAGGCAATAAAACCCAATTCAAAGATAGTACGGTTGGTGAAAACAAGTCCGAAATTCTATCGCAATACAAAGAGTTTTGGGATACTAAAAATATCGACACGCTTCGAAATGACTTAATCAAAAGTATCCTGGCAGTTGGTGATGGTGCTGTGTTGTTTTATCGCGATACCGAATTAAAGGAATTTAAGTGGAAAGTTTTGTCGTTCCTTGATGGTGAAGAAATTTACGAACATAAAGATAAATATGGCGAACTCGATTACTTTGGTCGCTTCTATTCACTTATAAATGAAGATGGAACTACCACTGAGTATTGCGAAATATTGGATAAAAAATCAAGCACTATATTCAAAAACACTGAAAGTGGTTGGGTAGTTTTCGAAAGTGGATTGCATGGATTCAAAGAAATCCCGGTTGTTTATTACAAACGCAAAGCTGGAGCTTTTTGGACACCTGTTCAGAATAATATCCACAACCTTGAAGTTATGTATTCTCGATTATCTGAGGATAATAGAACTAAGGCAAAAGCACGCTACCATTTGAAAACCGACAACCCAGACCAAGTGCAAACTACAAGCGCCGGTACTACTGATATTGTAATCACTGATGCTACCGGCGATTTCAAATTAATTTCTGGAGCCGACATTTCAACTCAGTTTAAATTCGAATGGGAAACCTCTCTCGAAATCATATCCAACAAACTTGGTATGGTATTTCCAAAATCAAAATCGAGTGGCGACATGCCAACTGGTTCCATGAAAATGATGTTCTATCCTACAGAGCGTATCGTATTTCAGTTAATTAATGAGTTTAATGCTATTCTCGATAAGGTTAATCGCGTTGTAAAAGAGGGTATCATGTTCGAAATGCCAGTACTTGCAAGCGATATTGCCGGTATGAAAATAACAGCATATATCAAAATGTTTAGCCCACAAGATGATGGCTCAGTAATGACAAGTTTAGGTCAAGCTAAACAATACGGAACTTTAAGCACTCAAACAGTTGCCGAAAATATGCCTTATGCTGCTAATGATGAGGTTAAGCGACTTGAAGAAGAAGCACAAAAGGCAGCCGAAGAGTTAGCTAAACAAGAAGCTGCAATGGCATTGGAATCGCCTGAGCAAACTAACAATGAATAATTATGGAAATAAAAATAGTTGACAGAACCGAAAAACCAAAAAAAGCTACCTCGGTCAAAAACGTGAAAATGCCTGATGATAAAATAGATTTATTTCGCAGGCTGGCTTGCGACTTATACGTTTTATCAAACAATATGGTGTTATCACACGACATGTATCGTAGGATTACATTAGGTGGCGAATATGGTGAGCTTGCATCTGCTAATGCTAATGCAATGGCTTTTTTCACAAAGCCCGAAAATGCTAACTATGTTGCGGCTCGTAAATTAGAGTTTTATAAATTTGGATTCGATGAGTATTGTCGGATAAAAAATATCGAACATGGTGAATTTAGGGATGTGAAAAACAAAGAGTACGAAGCAATCGCTAACTTATCTCCATCTGAAATTCGCGAGAAAAACTACATAGAGCTGGAACAGTTAAAGGAAACCACAAAAGACCCTCAGATTTTAGCTCAGATAGTCAAACAACAGACAGATTTGATGGATGCTAAATATAAAGATAAAGGCGTGGAATTATCTGAAAGTGAGAAACTTATCCATTTTTATCTTCCGGCGGCGATTTGCGATAAGTGTCCACACAAAAAGTTTATCGAGGATCAACATAAAGATTTACCCGAAATTGATTTAGAAATTGATTAATATGACAAAAAAAGAAATTGAAGATAAAGTTATTGAGTATGCCGGCAAAGCTGAATACAACTCCAAAACTACCGAAAATGAGGTTAAAGATAGAATCAATTCAGCTGTAAAGCAAATTGTCGCACTGGCATTTCTATTGCCAAATCAGGGTAAGGATTTTCGGTTTGGTCAAAATCAAAAAGTTGTACTCATACTTTCTCAAATGAGAAAGGATATTGAAGCTATAATCAAAAAAAGCGTTCGGTACGCTAAGTCGATTTCTGGAAGGCTTAACGGACAGTTTGGTTACAAAACAGCTAATTGGGATACCGATAAATGGGTAGAATCGAAAAGGTATAATAAAACGTATCTGCAAAGATTGTACACATATACGCTTAGGATGAAATTCGAGCTGGAGGCCTTCGTAGCTGTAGGAATGGTGAAAGGTTTATCGCAAAACCAAATTACAGATTGGTTTATGATTAATATC